AGGACCAACTCAAGGATGCTAATGAGCAGGTCAATGTATTTGCTACTGGGTCAAAGTTTGAAGCAGTATCTAATAGCTTTGGCTCTATTAAGAATGACCTCATGAGCCTAGACTTCGAGGGTGCATCCGAAAAAGCTAATGTATTTAAGAAAACCCTAGGCAATCTTAACCCTAAAGATATTGGTGGTGCATTCAAATCACTCACATCCGTTATCATGACTGTTGGTAGTGCATTCGTTTCATTAGGTGCTACCATTCTAGCTAACCCTATCTTTTTATTAATAGCTGTTATCATTGCTATTGTGGCAGCCATTGTGATATTCCTGCACAAGATAGGAGTGCTACAGAAAGTACTTGACTTTTTGATGATACCTATCAATGCATTAATTCAGGGATTAAAAGATTTAGGTGATTGGCTAGGTTTAACAAGCTATGCAGCAGATGAGAACGCTGAAAAGATGGCTAAGGCTAATGAGAAAGTATCAGAGAGTTCAAAGAAACGTAGTGAGAAAATAGGTGAGAGCTATGACCAGGAGATTGCTATGGCTAAGATAGCCGGTAAGGATACCACTCAGCTTGAGCTAGACAAATCAAGAGCACTGGAGAAAGAGGCTATTAAGCGAAAGACTGCAGCTAAGAAAGCACTTGAGGCAATGAGACACCAGGAGGGTGAAGAGGCTACTAAGAAACGTGCAGAGTTAAGAAAGCAGATTGAGGCTGAGAGTAAAATCATCCAATCAGGAGTTAATGAACGTAAACGTATCAAGGCTCAAGAGATACAAGACCAAAAAGAGGCAGATAAGAAAGCAGGAGATGAGGCAGCAGCAGCAGCAGAGAAAGCTAGAGAGAAAGCTAAGCAAGCAGCTAAGAATAGATTGGATAACGCTAGGACATTAAGAGACTTTGAACTATCACAGATTAAAGATGCTAATGCAAGAGAGGTAGCAATAGTAAATGAGAAGTATGCAAGGTTAATGAATGACCTGAAAACGGATGCCAATAAAACAGCAGAGGAGAAAGCTAAGTTTAATGAGATGTACAGAACGCAACAGCAGCAGGAACTTGATAAGCTAGCAACAGATAAGACTAAGATTGAGCAGGATAACCTTAAGAAAGGTAATGACATCATTGCTGATCTACAGCTACAGATGATGGAGGAGGGAACAGCTAAAGAGCTAGCTATGACTAAGGCTAAGTATGACAAGCTACGAGCTCAGACCTTAGCAGATGCTACACTAACTGAGGAGCAAAAGAAAACGTTAACCGAATTATACAATAAACAGGAGGAGGCAGAAAATCAGAAGAGAGCAGATGCTAAAATAAAACAACAGGAAGCGTTATTAAAAACAATAACAGATGCAGATCTCGATGAGGACAAAAAGAAACTTCAGGCCCTTAAAGAAAAGTATGATGCAGAGTTAAAACTAGCTGAGGACAATGAGATACTTAAGGCAGCTTTGCTTAAAAAGTACCAAGATGATCAAGAAAAAATAGCAAATGATGCATCTCTAGCTAGGATTGAAAGCGATAAAAAAGAAAGAGATGCAAGGCTACAGTTAGCATCCGATATTGCTAATGGTATTAATACTGTAGGTGCTGCCTTCATCAAGGACCAAAAGAAACTTGAGAAGTTCAACAAGGCAAACGCATTGATACAGATAGGTATTGATACAGCCAAGGCTATCTCTTCATTGGTTGCTGCATCACAATCTAACCCATTGAATGGAGTAACAGCAGGTGCTGCAGGTATTGCTCAGTTTGCTACAGGTATCATCCAGATTGCTACCAACGTAGCCAAGGCTAAGCAGATACTTACATCAGGTGGTACTCCAACTTCAGGAGGTGGAGGCGGTGGTGGTGCTGAGGGTGGTGGTGCTAATGTAGCACAGCAAGTACCTCAAGGTGCTCAGCTCTTTGGCTCAGCTAACACAGGCAATGTGATGAGTGCAGGAGGTGGTACATCTAACAGCTCTATGACTGTTACAGCTGTAGTATCTGAGACACAAATAACAAACGTACAGAATAAGATAACTAAGATTAATAAAAACGCTGAACTCTAATGAACTCACTACAAGCAATCATCGACCACATTGAGCAGTTCTACAATAGCCATCTACAAGTAAAGAAAGTAGGTAGTGATTTCAAGGAACAGCTATTTAACTTTGCTACTCAAGATGAGAAGTATCCTATTGTATTTATTGTGCCGGTCAGTGTTAACCCTGCAGATAACACCTCAGAGTTTAACTTTGACATCTACTGCTTTGACATCATCCAAAAAGATAGGGCTAACATCATCACAATCCTTAGTGATACACAGCAGATATTGAATGACCTGTATGTTTACTTCACCTACAGCAATGACTATAGCTTTGATGTGGTAGGCTTACCTAACTTTCAGGCATTGAACAATGATCTACTTGACTATGCTGCAGGCTATGTCATGAATATAACCTTAACGGTTAATGATTGGACCAACTGTGCAGTACCTTTACAATAAACATTTCGGAGGCTTAAAGTAATATAGGTATGAGTTCATCTAATTGGTGGGGAGATTGGAGGCCTAACCTCACACCTCACACAGGAAATTTACAGCCAACTGACTTGCTAGAATGTACTTCTATTGTGGGTGGCTTGCCTGTCAATACAGCCATTACAGGTGCTCAGATAATTGCAGCAGCATCGGGTGGTAGTGCAACCTGGGGAGGTATCACAGGAACGCTATCTAGTCAAACAGATTTACAGACTGCATTGAATGGTAAGCAAGCTACGCTAGTAAGTGGCACTAACATCAAGACTGTTAATGGCAGCTCATTGGTAGGTAGTGGTAATGTTACTACTAACCCAAGGACTATTCAAAGTGTTAATGGTACCAATGTAAGTGGATTAGTTAACTTACAAAGTGCATCTATTTTTATTCCTGCAGGTACTATATCTACAAATAACACTATATACATTAAAGGCTTTATTGAAAGGACAGTAACAAGTGGTGCTGGTTCTACTGTTTTTAGATTTTATGTAAATACTTCAAACACTATAACGGGTGCAACGTTTCTTGGCTCAGCCGGTTCAATGGCAACAACAGTAAGATTTCAAAGATTTGAACGGAACATATTTTTTGATGGCACAAACTTAAATGTATATAACACTGGAGTATCAGCTGCTAATGATTACACATCATCCGCAATAAGTTTAATAGGGTTTAATCCTGCTGTAGATAATTACTTATTATTTGCTGTGCAGCATTCAACATCTGCAACCGATGTAGCAAATTGGAGAAGAGTAATAACACAAGCATATGATTAATACATTTACATACAACGAAATAGAGTACACAATCATAGGACCTATTGAGGTGATTAGTGATACTCAGCTGCATGTTGAAACTGATAAGGGTGTCATTCTAGTGGATGATACAATGGATATATATAAAGCATTAACAAATGGCTAGATACGCAAACACAGGGGAGTTCAATGTGCTATATCCTACACGTAGGAGAATGGCTACAATCCTAAAAAGAATAATCAGGAATGATGTTGTGGATGGTGAGGGTACACTCGTAGAAAGTATCCGTATCAATGCCAAGATAACAGGCTTCCAAAAGTTAGAGATACAAATAGTAGCAATGTACTACTTTATATTCCTGAACAATGGTGCGTTTCTTTGGAATGGTGGAGTGATCACCCCTCGTGATTATGTAGCACAATTTACGGATGAGTTAAATGCTGCAGGTATCACAGCAGAAATTTATAGACAGTACACTGAATGGTTAACTAAAAAGTATCCATTGGTAGAGGCTGTTGAGGTGCTTGAGAAACAGCAGAAAATTGTCTACACATTTGAGGCAGTTGACCCGCCTCCAGGCTTTACCCCTGGGTTCCCTCTAGATGTCTAACTCTTTCTTCATTGAAAGGATATTGAAAACATAAACGAGTGGTAGGACACCTATCTTATCACTCTTTGTTATATCCCCATTAGTCAACCCGTAGATGGTTTGTTCCCATGACCACTTAACTTGAGTCTGCTCTTTCTCAATTTCTTTAATCTCTTCAGGGTCCATGTTAGCTTTCTCTTCATCGGTGAGTGGAGTATCTAGATCACCGGTGAATAAGTTTTCATAGGTCTTAAGAAAGTTATCCCTGAACTTTAGGAACTCATTAATAATACCATACACATCTGTGATGGGTAGGTCATGAAATTTCTCAGCTCTAATGTTGCAGTCAAAGTCATAGGGCTCCATGATTTCATCACCCCATTCATTGAGTTTAGTTTGCCGGTACAGGATAGCACATACCTTATCAAGATTTGTGATGTAGTTATTACTAAAGAAATAATCAAGGTCAATGTACTCGTATAGGGTTAGCTTGCTGAATGGCTTGAACTTCATCCCTAACAGCTCATGCTTGTATCTTTTGGATGGCTCAGAGGTACACCATCTTGACTCGTTAACAAGTTCTGCTAACTCATCCACATCTAGGTCCTCAATGACATCAATAGGCTCATCCGATAAAATAGAAAGAGCCTCACTGTTGTAGTGGTAGGCTCCCTGTTCTCTATCTATCTGACTAAACTCAATGAACTGCTCAAGCGTTACTTGGCTCCACTGCTTGGGTAGCTTGATCATTAGCTTGTTGTCCTATTTTTTGTGCAATAAACATCATGTATGGAATGGAGATAGCAGCATTCAATTTACGAATTAGCTTTGCTTTCTGCTTGATATGTGCATCGGTGTAGTGCTCAGTGGGTGTAAGGTCCTCACGTTTGAACATGATAGCCAACATCTCAGAGATATATCCTTTCTCTTTTCTTAGTGCTACTTTCTCAATCATCTTAGTATCACGTACAGTTAACTTCATTTGTGCTTTGTAGATGTAGCCCTCAATCTCTAGCTCTTCTACTACCGGGTACTCTTTGCGTTCTGCTGAGTTAAATTCTTTTACCATCCCTACAAAGTCAGCCACATCATAGTCCCAAAACTCAGACTCAGGGATGCCAAGGTAAGCAAACACCTGGAGGTGCTTATCAATGGGGTCCAGTTCCTGATTGTTATTAATATCAGTAATGACTTCGAACTGCTCAATAGTCAGCTCTTCAAGTTGGTTGGGAATTTCCCTGTTTAAGATAGTTATCATAGTTAATTTTTTGAACAAATATACGTTTTTTTTAATATAGGTAGATGGCTAAAAAAGATATCCCTACTTACAAAATAACTATTGACCCTGAATACGCTGAAAACGGACAGGACTTAGGCATTGAACAGATAGCATTCACATCCAATCCTGCCATTAAGGTCAAAGGGATGGCATTCAATTCTCAAGCTAAGGCTTTATTCTTTACAGATGAGCTCAAATATAGAGTAACTGCACCTGCTTTGATACCTATGGAGATATACCGCTTTGATGAGGATACAGATGAGGAGTACAATGTCAAGTTTACTAAGGAAGAGATTGAGAAAATTCATGGAAAATTCATGCAGCAGATGGTCAACCGAGACCTATTTAACCTGGAGCATGACCAATCTCAAACCGTTCCTGCCTATGTACTTGAGGCATGGATAGTAGACAACCCAAAAAAGGATAAGGCTTACTCATCATTTGGCATTGAAGTGCCTGAGGGTACGCTAATGGTTACTGCCCAGGTAACTGACAAAGAGTACTATGCTGAGCTTGTAGCACAGGAGCAGATAGGTTTCTCTATTGAGGGATACTTAGGCATGAAATTAAACGAGCAAAAACAATCCCAAAATAAAACACAAATGAATGAGTTAATGTTGCCAGATGGCGAGCACATCATCAACGAAAAAATCTATATCATCAAGGATGGTAAAGTAGTTGAAGTAAAAGATGTAGAAAAAGAAGAGGTATCTGAAGAGATAGCCCTTGAGGACACTGTAGTTGAAGAGGAAGTAACAGCAGAAGTTCCTGCAGAAGAGCAAACAATGGCAATAGATCCTGCAGTAGATGCAGAGGCTATCCTTGCTATTGTTAAGCCTGTAATGGATGAGCAATTAAATGCTTTGCTTGCCATGATTGCTGAAATCAAAAATCAATTAGAGGAAGTTCTATCTGTAGAGGTAGAGGATGAGGAGATGGCTGAGGCTGTGACTTTAAGTGCACATCAAAAACTAAGTAACTTCGTAAAATTTAACAACAACAAATAACAACAAAATGCGTAAATTAAGATTTGATTTGAACATCGACCCGAGTGCTTTATTGGCACCAAACGCTGAGGCATTCTATGCTCAAGCATATTTAGGAAGCACTGAGATTGCTGATAACTTCCGTACTCTACCAGGTATCAAGTATAAGACTAAAATTGGTACAGTTACTTTTGGTTCAGGATTGTTAGCTACATCTCCATGTAACTTCCCTAACCTTAACTCAGATGACTTAAGCTCACATGAAGTAGACGTATGTGCTCTTTCTGCAATGGCTCAGGTTTGTCAGTTTGATTTAGAGCAGTCATTCGTATCTTTACAAATGTCAGCAGGATCTAATGGTGATTTCTCTGTAGCTAATTTCTTTAACTTCTACTGGTCTGAAATGGCTAATGCTGTTAACGGACAAATTGAAGCTCTACGTTGGCAAGGTGATGTATTATCTCCTAACCCACAGCTTGCTTTGTGTGATGGTTATGAGAAACAATTAGCTGCTTCAGAATTAGCAGGTGATGTTATCAATGGTGGTGGTGGTACTATCACTACATTCTCAGGAGTTGGTGGATTAGGTGCTAAATTAGAGGCTGCTTTTGCTTTAGTTCCTGCAGCTATTGCATCACGTACAGCTGACCTACGTATCTACATGCCTACTCAATTAGTAAACATCTACCGTTTAGGAGTAGCTTCAGGTAACACTCAAGCGTTCATCACTCAAGATTTGTCTTTGACTTACTTAGGTATCAAGATTGTACTTTGTCCAGGAATGTCTAACAATAAATTTGTTATCACATTGAAAGACAATTTAATCTTTGCTTTTGATGGTGAGGGAGACCCATCTGACCTACGTGCAGTTAACTTATCTGACACTGTTGCTGAGCCGGTTATCCGTACTCGTGCTAACATGAAAGTTGGTTTCAGCTTTGTTAACCCAACTGACATCGTTTACTACGCATAATTTTTAATCATGAGCCCTCTACCAAGGGGGCTCTTTAATACTTTTACACAATGGCTACATGTCAATCTTTAGAGACTATCGTAAAACCATGTCTTAACAACATTGGTGGTATCTATGGTGTTTGGATTAATACACAGGATGAGATAGCTTCTATCACTCCTGCTGACCCATCTATAGTAACTGGTGCGAATGCCTGGCAAATTACAGGTATCACCTTACAACCAGGTGGTGATTTATTCCAACCATTTGAGGTACGCCGAAACACATCCAACTATACAGAGGATAGCACTATTGACTTAGTTAATGGTAGCTCTTTTGTAACTCAGACAGTTAACTTAGTATTCCACAGAAGAGATGCTGATAAGTCTCGTGCTATTAAAATCCTAGGAACAGGACAGCAATACTTAACAGCTATCATCTTAGATGCTAATGGCTTATATTGGTACTTCCCATACTTGCAGTTATCTGCTACAGGTGAGGGCTCAGGTACAGCTAGAGCTGATGGTTCAAAATATACAGTTACTTTGGTAGCTGAGAACCCTTACTTAGCTTACAACATTGATATGACTGATCTTGCACTTCAAGCAATCGGAGTACAATAAGCAATTCTACCTCTCTATATTTAAGCCCTGCTGTAATGGTAGGGCTTTTTTTATGAACATTTGACAAAGCTAATTTAATATAGGTGTGATTTACTTAGATCAAGGTGTTATTAATCAGTTCGTGTTGACTCTTAGTGAGGTAACTACGGTTACTACACCACACTATTTATTTGTATTCACCAATGAAATGAATACTACTAGCACACCACAGCTCTTCACATCTGCTGATACGAGTGCATGGCCAGAAAGATACAACCTGTTTACTCTTGATGAGCCAACAGACATTACACTCTTAAAAGGTCAGTTCACTTACCAGGTATATGAGAGCTCAACACCATTCGTTTTGCCTCTTACAATAGCACAGACTACAGGTGTAGTCATTGAGGAGGGGAGAATGGTTGTAAGTGGTCCTGCAGGAACTTCAATATACGATTAACTATGGCTTGGTACGAAAGACTATTTAACATTAAACCAAAAGGTCCTGAAATGGTAGAGGGCTATCAATCATTTAGCACCCCATTCCTACCGGTAGGGAGAGGTAACTTGACACTGCCCTATGTAAACGGTAGATATTCTACTAACATGTGGGTGAGATTTGGAACAGATAACCTGTATCCACAAATGCTCAATCAAATGTACTACAGCTCACCACTACATGGTGCCATTGTAGACTATAAGACCAACGCTGTAATTGGTGGAGGCTTTAACCTTACAACCGATAAGCTCACACCTCAGGAAAAACTTGAGATGTTTACCTTTGAAAAGAAAGCTAACCTCAAGCACACTGTTAAGGCTGTTACAAAGCAGTTAATCATCCACAATCGTGTGTACTTCAAGCTATATTTTGGTGAAAAAAAGAAACTAATCAAGATAGAGAATGTATCACCTGACAAAGTAAGGGTATCTAGGTTTGGAGATATGTACTATTTATGTGATGACTGGAGCACTAACATCGACATCAAAGAAATTAAGCCTTACCACATCACCTGTAAGGATGAATGTCAGCTCTATTGCTACGAAGTTAAGTCAGTTGGTCAGGACCACTATAGTTTGCCGACATATAGTTCGGCACTTAATTTTGCATTTTTGAGTGGCGAGTTAAGTTACTTCGCAAAAAGTAACATCCAAAATAGTGTGTTCCCTAGCTTTGCTATGATGTTCCCAAAGAGGCCACAGTCTGAGGAGGAAAAGCACATGATCAAGGAAACTATTGACCGTCTTAAAGGTGCAGCCAATGCCGGTAAGGCAGTTGCATTCTTTGCCAATAGTGCGGACCAACTACCAAAGATTGAAAGCCTACCTACTAATGGCAATGATAAGCTATTTCATGAGGCATCTGCATTGAACACTGAACAGATTTGTTTTAGCCACACCATTGACCCTATCCTAATGGGTATCCGTACCACTGGTAGCTTAGGTAATGGTAGTGATATCAAGCAGGCCTATGTTATCTTTGAAAAGAATGTAGTCATGGAGTTACGTCAACAGGTAACTACTATCTTTAATGAGATACTAACCATTGCTCGCATCCCTGCTGATTTCACAATCAATAACTATCAAATCATTGGTGATACTATTATTGAGGTAGATGAGAAAACTGCTCAAGTTAAGGATGCATTGAACAATTTGAGTGATGCACTACTAAGCAAAGTACTTGAAAAAATGACTACCAATGAGATTAGAGCTCTAGCATCTTTACCTCCTATTGATGAACCTACTCAACCTATTGTATAATGCTGTATTTTATCACTGAAACCTACCTAAAGACAAACACACCCATCACAGCTAATGTGGATGTTACTGACGTAACTCCATACATTGCGACACAAGCGGCATTAAGAGTGCAGCCTATCCTGGGCACTACGTTCTACAATCACATGCTAACAGCATACAACAATCAGACACTTACACCTGATGAGATTGACCTAGTAGAGTTCATTCAGCCGGTTATCGCATGGAGGTCAGCTGAGGATGCTGTATTTGGGTTGACTTATCAGTTAAAAAACAAAGGACTTCAGACTCAAAACGGAGATTATTCTGCAAGTGTATCCAGAAGTGAGGTAGCATTTGGGATGGAACACTATGCACAAAAGGCTAGTTTCTTTGAACAACGTCTAATCAGATGGCTACTTGCTAACCGTAACCTGTTCCCTATATTCATATCCACAGCTAACCAGGATACTGACCTCAGACCAATGTTCCAAAACTGCAGCTGCATCACTCAATGGCAGGATACCTGCACAGGTATGTGTGGTAACTTCCTTGAGAATGGGTACAATAACAGCATCCTAATCTTGTAATGAAGTCACAGCTCGCGATACTACTAGCTACAATGCAAGCAAATTGGGTCAAGCTAACTGCTACCATTGCTGCATTCTTAATGCCTATCTCAGGGCTGTTGTTTCTAGTAGGCTTTGTGATCTTACTTGATACTATCACAGGGGTATGGAAGTCAATTAAAAACAAGGTTAAGATAACTAGCAGAGGTCTATCTGCAATCATTAGCAAGATGCTACTCTATGAGGTAACGGTTATCTTGTTTTATATGATTGATAAATTTATATTAAATAATATCATCTTACAATTTTTCTCGGTAGATTTATTGCTCACAAAGATACTTGCACTCATCCTGGTATCTATTGAGGTGATGAGTATCAATGAGAATTACAAAGCAGTGAAAGGGCTTGATTTATGGCAGGCAATGAAAAACTTATTTTCAAGAGCTAAGGATATTAAAAAGGACCTAGATGAAATTAGACACAAGCAAGATATTTCAGGAACGCCTATCTAACAGTCAGTACTTCCACGAAGAGTCTGAGAAAAAACAAATATATCTACACCATACTGCAGGCAATGGTAACCCTGTAGCTGTATCACGTTGGTGGAATAGCAACGGAGATAGGATTGCTACTGCATTTGTAATAGGTGAAAGAGGTAGCATAGTACAGTGCTTCAGCTCTAAGCATTGGGCTTATCACTTGGGGATAGATAGCCAAGATTTCTCAGCTCATGGACTCAAGTACCAAAACTTAAACAAGCTATCCGTAGGTATAGAGGTGTGTAATTGGGGCCCATTGAAGCTAAAGGATGGTAAGTACTACAATTATGTCAAGGGAGTGGTGGACCCATCAATGGTAACCACATTAGAAACACCCTACAAGGGTAATAAGTATTGGTACAAATATACGGATGAACAGATTGAAAGCACTCGGCAGTTGGTGGAGTACCTTTGTGAGACCTATGACATTCCCAAGGCATACCGGTCCGAGATATTCAGCATAGACAAAGAGGCATTCAAAGGAACTGCAGGGATCTACACGCATAACAGTGTGAGAAAAGATAAGGCAGATATTTACCCATGCCCTAGAATGATTAAGATGTTACAAAGCCTATGAGATATTTAATACCTATACTCATCCTGCTATCATGCTCAGCTCCTAAGCGTGCTCAATGGCACTATAAGAAAGCATTAAAGAATGGACTGCAGTTAGTCCAGGATAGTGATACCATCCGCATCTCCACTGTTGACTCATTCCCTGTTATTAAGAATGACACTATTGTATGGGAGAAGTTCTACACCACTAAGGATACGGTTATTAAATTCAACAATATCTACATACCTAAGACTAGATGGCAGACTCGTATTGAGTACAGGTATAAGACCAAAATTGAAAAGATACGAGGCAATACAATCACAAAAAAACATGAGGTACCTAAGTATAAAATAGCATGGTGGCCTTTTTGGTTAGGGCTTGCTATACCATACATACTTAGACTAGCGTGGAACGCTATCCTCAGTAAATTAAATAGATGAGAAAACGTTTATTTTATGACATTGAGACCTCTTTCAATGTCGGTGTGTTCTGGAGGACAGGATACAACCTAACCATTAACCCGGGTGATATCATTCATGAGCGTGCAATCATCTGCATCTGCTATAAATGGGAGGGTGAGGATGAAATTCACAGCCTAACATGGTCCAAAAGTCAAAGTGATAAGAAAATGATTGAGGCCTTTGTCAAAGTATTGGAGAAAGCAGATGAGATTGTAGCTCACAATGGGGATAGATTTGACCTCAAATGGATACGCACAAGAGCTTTATTTCATGGCATTCAGTTTATGCCATCACCCAAGACCATAGACACGCTTAAATGGGCTAAAAAGTACTTTAATTTTAATAGCAACAAGCTTGACTACATAGCTAAGCTACTCAAGGTAGGTGCTAAGATGGAAACAGGAGGGCTTGACCTGTGGAAAGATATAGTATTTCGCAAAGATCAGGATGCACTGGATAAGATGGTGGCCTATTGTAAGATGGATGTGGAGGTACTTGAGGCAGTATTTGAGAAACTCAACAGCTATGCCATTGCTAACCATAACTATGCAGTACAGCATGGAGGGGAAAAATATGAATGCCCTGAATGTGCAGGAATAAATGTTAAATACAATAAGAAAGTAGTCACAGCTGCAGGCACTGTACACCATTGGATACTATGCAAGGACTGTAAAAAGCACTACAAAATAAATCACCTGGTATTCACTAAGTATCAGCAATATCTCTACACGCGTAAACAAATATCGTGAGTTTATAGACGTATTTTTGCGGAGATTATTTACGCTTATAGGCGAAATTAAGTGATTTTCACCAACATTATGTGATATTCCTTATTTAGACTCATTCTAAATTTGTGGAAAATTATGCAAAATGTTTTGCATATATGAAACCTTTTATATCTTTGTCAGGTATTAACACTTAAAAATGATATATGGAACAGTTTAACAGAGCCCTTGACTTTATCAAGAAACACGAAAACAACGCAGAGGTACTTGCTTTATTCCTAGAGCAGCTGCTTGTTGAAGCTACTGAGGAAATGACCAAAGAAGCATTAGATAACACAGAAGATTTTTTAACAATTCTAAACGCTAACAGATGAAAAGAGAACTATTCAAAGCAGTAGGAGGTATGGCTATAGTCGTGGGTACTATGGTAATTATGTATAACGTTTTAATCTTTATGATATGCAAGTAACAATAGGAATTGAAGTAGCTTACTTTGACTTTGATGATGTGCATGGTAACTGTGAGTATAAAATAACTAACATAACCGATGAAAGCTATGAGGTGGAGCTTAGCAATGTGGTAGCTACTCAAATAATTGGTGAGGTAGAGCTTGACTACATCCTAACTGATACCGAACTTGACCAACTTAATGAGGAGATTATTTGGTGCATCCAGGATACCAACCTTGTAAGAGATATGCAGGAGTTGGATGATGACTTTGATGAGGATGAGTGGAGGTATGATGCATAGAGATATCTCAGAGATGGCTAGATGGTGGACCCGTCAGTCATTCGCAGGAGATAAGGGGGGCTCCTTTAATACCTCCCTATATTTAGAATACTTAAAATGCAAGAACTCATGTACAGATTACTATATTACTATGAAAAAAGGCTCGCAGAGAGCTATGAATTCCCTACCAAAGCACTCTGCCATTGGAAACTCCAACAGTTCAGGGCAGCAGGAACTCATATTTACGGACACTTTGTAATTGAAAAGGTATGCGACAAGATAAGATACTAGAAATACTATACCCATACATCCCTGCAAAAGTGCTAGGTGAGTATCTAGGATTGACTGCATCCCAAGTGTACAATAGAACGTACAAAAGAGGACTAAAAAAAGACCCTAAGACAAAGAAAGCAATAAATAGATCCCTGATATTAAACGCAGGTAAGTACACCAGGTATCCTAAAGGTCATGTACCATTCAATAAAGGTATCAAATGTCCTAATTTACTGCTAACTAATGCAGCTGCTACGATGTTTAAGAAAGGCAACAAGCCATTCAATACTAGGGAGGCAAATGCAACTAGCATCCGAACTGATAGCAGTGGTAGAAAGTATCACTACACTAAGATATCAGATAGTGTATGGGTATTAACTCACCGGTTGACATGGGAGCAGGCTAATGGACCCATCCCTCCTAAGCACATAGTTAGGTTTATTGATGGCAACACTATGAACTTAGAGCTGAGCAACCTGGAGTGCATCCCAATGAACACAAACATGACCAAAAATACAATCCAACGGTTCCCAAAGGACTTACAGGAGGTCATGAAATTAAAAAGTAAACTTAATAAAACAATAAACAATGGCAAGAAACGGCATGAATGATCTACGTGATCACCTCTTCGCAGCTCTAGAGAGATTAAATGATGATGAGCTAACACCTGAACAACTATCTACTGAAGTAGAAAAGGCTCAGGCAATTTCTAACCTGTCTAACTCAGTGATAAACAGTGCTAAGGCTGAGGTTGACTTTATGAAAGCTACCGGCATGATAGCTACTACAAGCAACCTGTTCAAAGGAGTTAATGACCCTAAAAGATTAGACTAATGAAATACACAAGGTACTTTAGAATTTGGCTTGAAGACACAGTAGAGCCAGAGGGTGGCACATGGTGCTACATGGGGATGGATGAGAAAGGCTTTTTATGGCAGCTCAACTTCCAATACAAACAGAATGAACAACCTGAGACCTTAGAGCAGTATCTGCAATGGGGCTATAAAATTCAAGAGATATGAGTGAGGAATTATTTGAACTGAGCAAAGTAATTAACCAGGATATAGTGGATATCATTAGGGCATATCAGCTGAACACACCTAGCAGAAAGCAGGAGATAGTAAGCAAGAGATACTACCTGTACAACTACATGTATGAAAACAGGCACATGACTACCACCATGATTGGTCAGTATTTTAATCGTGATCATAGTACGGTGGTGCATGGCATCCAAGAGCACAAGTATTGGTACCATAGAAAAGACCAAAACTACCTCAAGATGATATACCCCATTCCAGAACTTATCAGACCCAAGAGGTCAGATATTAATATCTTTGATGTCGATGTTATGCCAATAGATGACGAGGAAACTAGGGTAACAATCACAGGTAACTTCCCTACTAAATTATTAAAAAGTTTTCAAGAGAGAATGACTAAGAATGAGATTAGTACTACATTTGAGCTATCATAATTTTTAAGGGTTAATACTAGAGGGGGGGCTTAGGCTCCCTCTTTTTTATGACCGTATGACGGTGTGACAGTTCTCTTATATAGGGTCCTTAAAAAATACACCACTAAAAAAGTTTGTACTTTGGAAAATTTATCGTCATATCGTCATGAAATCACTGAAACATAAGCCTGCATTGGTTTATATCCATGACGATGATTTTATTTTATCGTCATAAATTGTCTTTTTATCGTCATTAATTTATATTTGTAACATGTACAACCCAAAAATATCAGTTTTCAGGAGCTTGTTTAACTCCAAAGAAACACCTTTCACACTTGAGGCAATAGAAGTGTACAACAGAATTAAGCAAGGTAACCCCGAGCTGATTAACAAAATAAAAAAGCTACGTGCTGGAGACAGTGAAAGCAAGATGCAACTCATGGCCATCATGTTTAATGGCACATTTTCTGAACGCAAGGATGATGGACTCATCCAACACTCAGGGCTTTGTGTCCTAGACTTTGATAAATATCCGGATGCTAAGACATTGAAAGCTGAACGGAACAGGCTCAAGGAATGTCCGTATGTGTACATGATGTTCACTTCACCTAGTGGCAATGGACTTAAGGTGGTTATCCGTACACCTGAAAGCAACAAGTTTGAACATAAGAGGAGGTTTGAGGCATACAAGGAATATATCAATAGTGATTATTTTGATGTAGCTAACAGCAATGTGAGCAGGGTATGCTTTGAAAGCTATGACCCTGATGCCTACCTCAATGAGTTCTGTGAGGTGTTTCAAGGTATCACCGAGGATAAGGGATACCACAAGGCAGAAAAGATAGCAGTGCTCCCCATTGCTAATGAGGACCGTATCATTGAGTTAATCATGAAATTTAACCATGGGGTGTTTGAACAGGGAAGGAATAATTGGACCTTTAAGGTGGCCTGCTGTATGGCTGAGTATGGGGTAGATCAGTATGCTGCTAAGAATTACCTCCTGCAATATGCACAGGAGGACTTTACAGCGAGTGAAATAAACTATACTGTTATCAATGCCTATAAATCAAGCAATTTTAACACTAAGTACTTTGAGGATACATACACCGTTAACAAGGTCAAGCTAAAATTAAAGGAGGGCCTTAAGGATGAGGACATCCAAAAACAGCTAGGAGTTAGTAGCTCAATCATTGAGTCAGTAAAAGAGGAGGTGCAGAACTCAGATGATGTGTTCTGGCAAGCAGATGGCAAGAAAATTACTATCGTGCCGCATGACTATGCTAAGTTTCTGCAAAAAAATGGCTTTGCTAAGTACTATCCGGAACGGAGCAACAAGCCTACCTATGTGTACATTGAAGAGAATAAGGTATCTGAGAGCTCAGTGGAGTTAATCAAGGACTTTGTACTGAAGTATTGCCTAGCTAAGGGTGAACTTGACGTGTACAATCACTGTGCTAAGAGTGCTCAGCTGTTCACTGACAGCCATCTAAACATGCTAGAGTCCATTGACATGCGTATCCTGCAGGATGATCGCTACTCATCTTACATCCCATTTCTTAACGGAGTGGCCAAGGTATCCAAGGACAAAGTGGAGCTCATGAGCTACATTGATATAGATGGGTACATTTGGAGGGAGCAGATAATCAAAAGAAATTATACCCAAATCGCGATACACGATAATAACTTCCAAGATTTTGTACATAAGGTATCAGCCCAGGATGAGCAACGCATCAAAGCAATGGAGTCAACACTTGGCTACCTCATCCATACGTTCAAAGATAAGACGGACCAAAAGGCAATAATCTTTAATGACCAGGAGATTGATGATAACCCTAATGGAGGTAGTGGTAAGAGCTTGATGTTGACAGCCATCGGCAATATCCGCAAGATTATTAAGATAGATGGTAAGGCATACAACCCAAGTAAGAATGATTTTGTGTACCAACGGGTAAACATAGATACTCAGGTCCTTGCATTTGATGATGTTAAGAAACACTTTGACTTTGAACAGCTGTTCTCACTTATCACTGAGGGCATACCTGTCAACCGAAAGAATAAGGATGAGATCTACATCCCATTTGAACGTTCACCTAAGATAGTTATCACTACCAACTATGTTATCAGTGGGGCAGGTACCTCACATGATCGTAGGAGGCATGAGATAGAGTTCTTTCAGTACTTCAATAGCCAACGTAACCCACAGGATGAGTATGGTAAGCTATTATTTGATGAATGGAATAAGGACGAATGGGCTCATTTTGATAACTACATGCTATCTAACCTGCAGATGTACCTCCAGAATGGATTGGTGAGAAGTGTATCCATCAATGCAGATGCTAAGCGTTTCATTCAAAACACTTGTAAAGAGTTCTATGACTTTGTACATGATGGGAATATCTCATTGGATGTACGTCACTACAACAAAGCATCGTTTGAGGCATTCCAAGCAGATACTAATGGCTTCAAAGACCTTGACAGCAGGAAGTACCTTAAATGGGTGCAAGCCTATGCAAGCTATAAAGGCTATAAATTCACCAAAAATAGAGACCAGCATGGCAGGTACTTTGAATTAACTAAACAAGATTGATGAAAAAAGAATATAAGGCAATGCTCCATGAGCTGAAGCTGCAACGCTATGCCATAACTCACCCTAATTACCCCCAAGACTATATACCTAAGACTATGTACAAAGACTCAACAGCAAACGGATTGACCAAGGCAATCTGCGATTTTATTAACTACCAAGGATACCAAGCTGAACGCATTAACACAATGGGTACAGCAAGAGAAAAAAAGACCACAGCAGGCAAGGTCATTGGTGTAACCTGGACCAAAGGAACATCTACAGCAGGGAGTGCCGATATATCTGCTACCATAAAGGGCCGCTCAGTTAAGATTGAGGTCAAGATTGGTAAGGATAGGCAGTCTGAAGCACAAAAAAGATACCAGGAGAACATTGAAAAGGCAGGAGGTACCTACTACATCGCTAGAAATTTTGATGATTTTGTAGATTTTTTTCATGATTTTGTAAATAAGTGCAATTAATTTGTATATTTGTAGAAATTTAATACTTAAAATTATGACAACAAGAAAAACAACTCAAGCTGCAGAGCCTAAAACAGCACCTGAGGCGGTTACCCTCAACATCTACCAAAAACTGCATCTAGCTAAGCAGTCAATGGGTAAGGTCATTAAGAATGCGACCAACCCACACCTCAAGCGTAACTATGCAGATATTAACAGCATCATTGATACGGTAGAGCCTATCCTATTAGACTGTGGATTGTTATTAGTACAGCCCATTAAGGATGATAAGGTGTACACTATCATTATTGACATTGAAAGTGAGGATTTTCTGGAGAGCTTCATGCCCTTACCTATGATCACCGATGCACAAAAACTAGGTGGAGCAATCACTTACTTCCGTAGATATACGCTAGTGAGTTTACTATCCCTGCAGGCAGTGGATGATGATGGTGAGACTGCATCTAGAGCACCTAAGGCAAAGCCTACGTTAGATGGGGAGAGATGGGATAAGGCACTTCGTGCTGTGAAAGCAGGTAAGTTCACATCTGAGCAGATAAAAGAGATGTACAACCTAACTAAAGAACAGGAGGCACAGCTATGAAATTTAGAGCATCATCACTAGGTAAACTAATGACCTCCTCCCGTACTAAGGGGGAGGCATTGAGCCAAACAGCTAAGAGCTATATCATCCAAAAAGCCAAAGAGGATTTCTTTGAGTACAGGAGTGAGCTGAACAGCAAGTACATCACCAAAGGACTAGCACAGGAGCAGGACAGTATTAACCTACTTAACCTGGTAAGATTAGAGGACTACAAAAAGAATGAGGAGAGGGCAGAGAATGAGTGGTTATCCGGATGCTGTGATATCATCACTGATACATCCATCATAGATATTAAGACCTCGTGGTCATTGGATACGTTCCCTGCTACTAACTACGAGCTCAAGGATCTATCTGACTATGAATGGCAAGGACGTGCCTACATGTGGCTGTATGACATGCCATCATTTGAGCTGTGCTATGTCATGGTATCCACTGCACCTGAGCTATTAGGTGAGTATGAGAATGGAGCACTGCACTATGTGGAGCACATTGCACCTGAGAAGAGAATTACATCCATCACCTTTGAAAGAGATAAGGAAATTGAGATACAAATGGCTGAGAGGCTTATCCTAGCCACTGAGTTCTACAACGAAGTACTAACCCAATTAAACAATAAATAACATGACTAGAGAAGAATTTTTTGAGGCAGCAGTGATAGCTGCCATGCAAGGCCTACTGGCTGCATCAGGACACTACCGGGATGAGCTGATTAAAAACCCATGCGAGTATGTAGCTAATGCTGCAAGGCAATACGCTGATGAGCTCACTGAGCAGATTTATGGTCCTGAGTTACCGGTGATTAAAGAACGTTTATTTTAACCTATGAAAGAACAAACAGCAGTAGAGTGGTTGGAACAACAACTTTTTAATAAACGTGGTAAGTTCACAAAGGGAGATATTGAACAAGCCAGAGCAATGGAGTCCAAACAAAGATTAAAGCACCTATTGCTTATAGGGAAAGTAACTGAGATACTTGGCTTTGATAAGGTAGTAGAACTATTAAAAGAATGTAATAACGAAATAATATGAAAACAACACTTGAAGTAATCAAAGTATGTCCTGTCCCTGGATGTGAAGCTGTGTATCATTATTGCCCTAAGAGCAATACAAAATGCTTAGACTGTGGTGGTAATATCATGCAGATCAATGAAGAAACATACATTAAAAAGTTCAAAAATAACTGGTTCCAATATGATTTTAGAACTGGTCAATACTATAGAGCAATATGAAAGCAACACTAGAATTTAACCTGCCTGATGACCAGGCAGAACACTACTGCGCCATCAAAGGCCAGGATATGCTAAATGTACTATGGGAGCTCAAAGCAGAGCTACGTAGTATGTTGAAATATGGAGACCTACCGGATGCACAATATGAGATAGTGGAGAAGATACAGGACTTCCTAATCAGTAGCTTAAATGATAACGAAGTAAACCTAGACAAATGAGATACCCTATTATTTTCTTATCAGCTCTAGTCATAGAGATATGCTCTACATTTTACATTAGATTTGTGTCTGAGGGCAATGCACCTGGTATGATATTCTTTGCAGCCATTGGTCCATTCCTTGGGCTCCCATTTTTAGCTTACATGATTGAGGCTACTAACTGGAGTGAGAGGATATTCAATGCAGTAGCTATGAGTGCAGGGTATGTAACAGGAACAGTAATAGTAATAACTTTAATACAATGATTATATTAGCATCAATTTTATTAGCCCCTGCAATAGTGTGGGGGTGGATTAGCACAATAAACTATATCAAATACATAAACAACCATGAGTAAATTCAAAGGAGAGGTGGTATTTATTACCCCAACAACGTCAGTATCTGACAAATTCAAGAAAAGAGAAGTAACCCTGAAGTCACAGGATGAGTATCCGCAGTATGTAACGTTCCAATTAACCCAGGACAAATGCGATCTAGCAAACAACCTTAAAACAGGTGAGGTAGTAGAGGTGCAGTATAACCTAAGAGGTCGTAAATGGGAGGCACAGGATGGTACAATCAAGTACTTTAACTCTATTGAAGCTTGGACCATGAGCCTGAGTTCCAAGATAGAAAACAGTGCTGTTGATAAATTGCGTAAAACTTTTGATACTACAGATGAGAGCACTGACGATCTACCTTTCTGAGGACCAACAGCTATCCGATTGGATGCGTAGAGAGATACGTGGCAAGCTATCCAAGAGATATAAGCTAACCCATCTATCTGAGGATATGGGGGTAAACTATGCCAAGCTATACCGCTTCATGCAGGGTAGGAATGTGACCACTGAGATATACGATAGCTTTTTTAGAGTATATTTGTCTAAATGGAACTCTTACTTATCATACCTATAGCTTGGTGGTGGTGCAATTTTGAGCCACTGCAAGCAACTATTACAAGGATATACCTGTCCTTAAGACCAGACACATGGGCCATCATTTTACTAGATGCATTGAGCTGTAGTAAGTGTGTGGCCTTTTGGCTTACATTGGCATGGCATCAAGATTTTATCCTAGCATGTCAAGCAGCACTGGGTGCCTACATTTTAGAATTATGTTTGAACAAGTTGACATAGATACAGTAGATAAGATAGATGCTACTGCGGATGCTATTAAGTACTCTAAGCACTCCTGTGTTCAGCTGTACAAGATTAGGATGAAGTACGATGGTCCACAACCTAGAGAATGCTTTTGTGCATCGGTCAGGCGAAAGGTATGGTACAAAGATTTTATGGTATGGTATGAAAAAGCTCTTAGACAGGTACATCAATAACCATTACCATGAGGTAAGGGCTTACACGCTGTACTTTCTAACTAAGCTAGGGAGTAAGATTGAGGCAGATACGGTCATAAACAACAGTTACCTGCATGTGCTAACCATTAATGAGGATGCAGATACTGAAGACCAGGTGAAAAGTTACCTGCTCAATACCATCAAATATCAGATACTATGGAACACATCACTGAGCCATAGGGATGATAGGATAACTTCAATGGAATATAAGCCAAGTGAGCAGGTAGATGATGAGCAGGACCTACGAGATAAGATACTTGAGGATAAGATATACAGCACTCACAAAGGGATGATTGAGATATACAGATCACAAATAAGTGATAACGTGCACAGGATAGTGTTTGAGGCATACATTGATAAAGGATATACCACAGCTAGAGGCATGGCTAAGTACTTTGGTATACCGGTTACCTCAGCTCACTACCTGATAACTGAAATTAAACAAAATTTACGCAATCTACAATATAGGTATGAGACTATCTCAAATAATTAGCATACTAGCTACATTCACTGCATTAACAGGTGCGTTCTTTCTAGTCAGAGAAAACACTTCAATGGCAATGAAAGCTTTTGGGATATGGGTAGTACTTTATTACGCATGGTTATTTATAGAACAATACGAATATGACAAAGAAAGTAAAGAGTGAATTTATCGGTAAGTATATTACCGTATATCTAAATGGGAGAGAGGTATCTTTCACCATTGCTGAAGAGACAGCTAATGAAGCTGAGTTCTGGACTGAGAAAGGTATAGGCCATATCTTTGAAGAGGTAGAGCCTAAAAGTAAGAAATTCAAAGGAGTGGAGCCTGATGCACCCACTGAGTAAATACCTTGAGTTTGTAGACTCCTACAATGACTATCCAAAACAAGCTACTGAGAATGCTAAGATAGCAATCAGGTGGGCTGAAGAGAATGGATGGGGTGATTGTGGTACAGCAGTTGGTAAGGCTCGTGCTAATCAGCTAGCTAATGGGGAGAATATCACTAGAGATACCATTGCCCGCATGGCAGGCTTTGAACGTCATAGGCAGAACTCACAGAAAGAACTAGGAGATGGATGTGGTAGATTGATGTGGTTAGCCTGGGGAGGTGATGAGGGCATTGAATGGGCTAGTAGAAAACTTAAAGAGATAGATAAATGAGACCAAAACACATAGAAACACCTGAAGCAATGTGGGATCTATTTGAGGCCTACAAGAGATGGTGTAAAGAAAACCCTAGATATAGCTATTCACTATCTACTAAGACAGGTCAAGCTACAGCAGTACCATTAGAGAGACCACTTACTCAAGTGGGTTTCAGGACTTTTGCTGCTGAGAAAGGGCAAACAGTGAATGATTATTTTTGTAACAAGGGAGATAGATATTCTGAATATGCCACAATCTGCTCGCGTATAGAGGAGGCAATCCGTATGGACCAGATAGAGGGTGGCATGACCGGGCAGTACAATGCATCCATCACCCAACGTCTGAACAACCTAACCGAACGTGTAGACACCACCACCAAGGGAGAAAAGATAGACAGCATCAAGGTAACCATTGTGAGACCGGATGCAGATTGAGTTCATGTGTGCAGTGGTAGAGGACTACATCTACAGGATGAAAGGAGTACAGGTTAGGATAGACAGGAGGGCAGTAGCTACCGATGGCAGGCAGATGGCCATGCTAATGAATGCATTTCAGATAGCCAATGGAGATAAAGAGCACAGTAATCTTTGAGAAAAACTACGAGGCACTCAATGACCAGGGCATAAGGTTTATGATTAATGAGGGAGGCTCCCGTTCATCTAAGACCTACAGCCTATGTCAGTTAGTTATCATCTACTGCCTGCAGAACAACAACAAGGTAGTATCTATCATTAGAAAGACATTCCCTGCTTTGAGGGCAACAGTGCTCAGGGACTTCATTGAGATATTGAAAGAGCTGAACATCTACTCAGTAGAAGACCACAACAAGAGTGAGCACATCTACACGTTCCCTAATGGTAGCATAGTGGAGTTCTTTAGTGTGGATGATGAGCAAAAGATAAGGGGTAGGAAAAGAGACATAGCATGGTGTAACGAAGCCAATGAGCTGTACTTCGATGATTTCACTCAGCTCAATATGAGAACTGAAAGCAAGCTAATCTTTGACTACAACCCAAGTGAGTCAAGCTCATGGCTGTATGAGCTACCTCAGGAGGAAAGCATACTCATCAAGTCAACGTACAAAGATAACCCATTCCTACCTCAAAGCATTAGAGCTCAGATAGAGGACCTTAAGAGAACGGATGAGGCACTATACCAAATCTATGCCCTAGGTGAGAAAGCAATCAGCAAGAGTAACATCTACAGCAATTGGTCATTCATACCTCATAGGCCTGCTAGGTTTGTCAACTATGTATACGGATTGGACTTTGGTTACAATCACCCCACAGCACTCATGCGTGTATATTGGTGCGACAATGACATCTACATTGAGCCTGTGATATATGAAAGCTACCTGACTACACCAATGCTCATAGATAAGATGCAAAGCTTCAACGTGGAGAAGACTGTAACCATTGTAGCAGACTATGCAAGGCCTGAGATTATTGCCGAGTTAAACAATGCAGGATATGACGTGCAGAACGCAAACAAGGTAGTCAAGAAAGGCATTGACAATATCAAGACATTCGGGGTCCTATGCCAGGATGATAAGGCAATCAAGAAAGAGTATGAGAATTACAAGTGGAAAAAAGTAGGAGACATGATCACTGATGAGCCGGTCAAGATGTGGGATGATGCCATGGATGCAATCAGGTATGCCACTACTCACATCCGGCAGGAGTACTATACGGATGATAGCTACTATGCGTTTTAGAAACACTTTACCTGCCTAGAATAATATAGGTATGGCAATGACATTAAAGGCTGCACCTCAGCGGCTCACTCCAGCATACAACCCTGTCAAGTATATCTATGATAGCACCAACAAAAACCTAGCAGGGTTTAAGTATATCTTTGAGGTGTATGAGTCAGGCACTGCCACTCAGATAGCAGAGTACAGGGTGCTACCTGTTTACTCTACAGGGTATGGTGAGATAGATTTAACTAAGCTACTTCAAGCCTATGTAAGCTATGACCTATTCCCTACCAACACCACAGTGTATAACGCAACGAATAGCCACTACAAGTATGACCTTAAGGTAGGTGAGGAGTATCTAACTACGACCTCATTCACCTCAGCCATGACTCAGTATGTTACCTCACCCTATGCAGGTAAAGTACAGCTGAATGGCACTAACTCATTTGTGGTGGGTGATCAGATAGTCTTAACTCAAACAGGAGTAGGTGCAGTGAATGCTAACTTCGATGGACTGTACACTGTGCTTGTTGCTACTAGTACATACATTGTGATTAACTTTCTTTGGAGCTCCATCACCAACGCAAACAAGGATGTGGCCATCACCTATGCAGATGGGAGAAAGACTACCACATACAATATCATTGATGATCTGAATAACTTTGTATTCAATGGTGCACTGCCATGGACTCAATGGCCTGCATGGGATGAGACTAACTATGACTTGAGCAGTAACACTGACAAGTTCCTTACCTCCATTCCTGCTACCAACTTTTACTCTACACTATCTCAGGACCTTTGGATGAATGCAGTCTATGGCTTTATTCCTGGAGGAACGCACAGGATAGTATTCACCAATGATGGGGGTGATGTGTTGAGAAAGAGTGT